TGGGTTCTTATCGAAAACGTCGCAAATCTCGCTAATAAAGGAGGAGTTAGAGTATTGCACGATCTTGCCGAAGCAGGGTATGATGCAGAATGGCAAGTTATATCAGCAAGAGATGTTGGAGGTAAACATCTTAGAAAAAGATTGTGGATTGTCGCATACAAGAGAGAATTATTCAACTCCATTAAGCAGGGACTTCAGGGACAATTACACAGCTTTGAGGGGGAGAGTGGGAACAAAGTTCGAAGAGAACGGATTGCCGAAAACTCTATACAAGGAGGAAGTTCTAACCTACCTAACTCCACTAAGCAGAGATTACAAAGACACAGGAGGAACAGTAGCTTACGAATCGAGAACGTTGCCAAGAAATCTATACAAAGAGGAAGTTCTGAGCTATCCGACGCCTCTAACAAGAGATTACCAGGACAATTACACAACGCTAAGATGCAGAATAGGGACGAGGTGGGAGGAGGACGGACTTCCAAAAAAACTTTACAAACAAGAAGTTCTGAGCTATCCGACACCAAGAGCAGCAGACGCAGAGGGGGGAGCAGTAAAGAATGTAGAGATGAGCAAAAAGGGAAGTTTCAGCAGAAAAAACAAAAAGGGAGTTCGATACGGAGTGAAGTTAAAAGATGCAATAATGTATCTACACAAACAACTTCCAAAGGAAGAACAAAACAAGATATTGAAAAACAAAATATCAGAAATGGAAAGTTTAGAATCGAAACCTTTAAAATACTTAAAGATGAACCCGAATTGGATAGAGTGGCTTATGGGTTATCCCAAAAAGTGGACAGATATAACGACAGAGTTAAAGGACTTGGAAATGCAGTCGTACCACAAATCCCATACCAGCTCGGAAAAAGAATTGTAACGCTAAATAACCTATTGGAGGAATAATGGCATTCGAACATAAAGAAAATAGTGGATCTCTATTCACTAATAGCAAAAAAGAAAAAGATACACAACCAGACTATACAGGAACAATCAATATAGATGGAACACTCTATCAAATTTCTGCTTGGAACAATGAAGCGAAATCTGGTAAGAAGTATTTTGGACTAAAGGTAACTCTACCACTTAAAAGAGAGGAGAGGGCAGGATCTGGAACAAGCAATAATTCAGATATGCCATTTTAAACTTTAGGGTAGGTTGGTTATTTTCCGTATGATATATTAACATAAATAATAACGCTAACGCCTACCCTAATAAATTGGGGTAATTGTATACAATAACACAAAACTTAAAAGGAGATACTGCAACTTTCGTTTTTTTTAATAGTAGTTAGTTCTCTAAAAAAAGATTGTGCAAATACTTCGCTTGGCAGCATTACCCCAAATAAACAATAGCGAGATGAAATTTCACGATAAGCGAAAGCGAATATATGAAAAACGAGTATCACTCTCTTGCTTAATAAATAAAGGAACGAAATGAAAAATAACGATAAAATATTATGCCTTATAAAACAGCGATTAGATGTTGGTGCTATAAAGTATGGCGAACAAGTGCCAATCGATGGATCAAGGGATAATTTGAAGGAAAGTATTGAAGAAGTTCTTGATTTATGTGTCTATTTAGCTGGAGTTATGCTAGAATTGCACGAAAAATATAAAGACACCGAATAACGCACTATTTGCGTGGTATACGCCACTTTGTTTGTTTTTGCTTACGGCAACCTATCAACATCAATTTAAATCTAATCTTGAGGTATTCTAACGAGAAAAAATTCTTATAATTGTTCTTCAATATCAATCCCTACTCTATATACATTATAAGCAGTTTCTGATACAGACAATTTTTTACCTATGAAGCGAACTTCAAATCCATCACTATCAAATCCATCTTCACTATAAAAAAAAGAAGTTTTTTGTCCTTTAACTAAATCAAACAATGCGAGAAGTTTATTCTTATTACCTTCGCTTATATTTTCATATACTAGCTTTCTTGATCTTCTTGATGATTCGTGATTAGCAAAGGTATAAGTTTTGCCACCTAGAGATTTTTTTACAATAATCCCATCATAGCCTTTTGATAAGTCTGTTCCGATATTAGGATTTTGAGTAGGAGAATAAGTTGAATTATTTGCTCCTGCTGCAGATGTTCCGAATTTTACTGATGTAATTGCCATAGCTTAATTTATTATATTATCTGGTAACCTGAAATACTAAACTTACCTAATGTTCTAGTTGTTTGCGTAACCATAAAATAAACGGTTAAGTAGTTTTTTCCAAAAAAGTTTTGAGGGTCTGGGTTAACTCTAAAAATATCGCCAACTTCCATATCGAAAAATTCAGGATTAACTAAATCTATAGAAACTTTTAATCTTGGCTGTCCAACAAGATTATTATAATACTCGTAGTAATTTGTAGTAGCTAATGTTCCTATAGAATCGTAAGGATTTTCTACCTCTTTAATATCTTCATCTTCAATATTATAAGCACTTCTGCTAGAAGTATTTGTACTACTAGACTGTTTTAAATAGTTTGAATCGTCTGCTGGATCACGATGATAATTTATTGTCCATTTTGTAACCAAGTCATCAAATGAAGTATGGGATACTTGTATTTTAGTAAAGTCATCTTTGTCTATAGTGCTATGTGGTAATGTTACTGTATATATTTCCATATTATCTGCTGCTGTTATTGAAACGGTTGAGAATGGATATAACACCGTAGATGCAATAGTCTGAGTTGAGCTTCCACTATTAATTGGACTGGCACTCGTAATTTGCATAAAGTTGATAGCGTCATAAGCTGTTCCGAGTACAGTAACTTGCTCCTTTACTGCTATAAGTTCTCCTAATCCAAATCCTTGTCCATTCGTTACTAATGATAAAGCTGTAAAGTTTGTAGTAGTTGTAGTTCCTTTATGTGTTAAGTAGATACCATTAGGATTACTAGTAGAATCAACATCGTAAGTTATATAGTGTGGAGAGATATATTCGTATGTTCCGTCTGCACGAAACCTACCAATAAAAAATCCAAAATGTTGTAATTCTTTCAACTTATCTTCTAATGTTTCTTGCTCGTGTTGCCAGTAATTCATATCGCCTTGAGAACCAAATAGCTCAAAATATGTTTTCAGGTCAGCGTAACCATCTCCACGATTAGAAGATGTGAATGTATCTGGAGCAAATGTTTCGAGTAAGTATCGATGAGCAACGATTGGCTTTTTAATTAAAGCCGAACTTAATTGTAATCCATCTTGAGATGAATAAAGTTTTTTAATATTAGATTTAATTTCAGAGTCAGTTTGCACCGTACTATTATCAGTTACGAAACTTGTGGTTGACTCAGTATAACTCCTGGACAATGTTGCTGTTCCACCTAATGTATTTGTAGCACCACTACCATCTAACGATCCTTCATAAACCACCACAAGTCTAACAATAATCTTTTGTGGCATATTCCCATTATTATTTGCGTGAGATGAATTATCTAATCGTTGTGAAAGTGTTGTTGCACTCAAAGTAGAGGAAAGCCCACCACCTGCTATTGTACCTGTGTGTAGGGTAAAAGTTTCGTCAGCACTCCCTGTAACATCTTCCCAGTATACATCTGCAAAGACCGTAACACTTGTAATTACACCAGTAGAAGAACCACCACTCCTCGTAAGTGTTATAGCGTGAGCAAATCCCATTTTAAAAACAATGGAAGATGGGGTATGTTGTAATGTACCGAAGTTTTCAAAGTTAATACTTTTTGAATATGTAACGTCTTCGGTAGTTGTAGATCCTGTCAATGTTAATGTACCTGCTGGAGTATAGGCATTTGTTATTGTAAAATCTCCACTACTAACTAATAATTCAGCGTCAATAGTTCTCGCTAAGTCTATAGGAGTTCCTCTTAAGTATATAGTTCCACTTTGGGCAGATACAATCGGTGGAGTTTGTCCAGAATTATTTATTATTTCTGCTCCATTGCATTGAGCCATTAACTCTGACAATAATACCGTAGAGCTTCCTTTTCTTATTAAGTCTGATTCATTATAGTGCATTAGTCCACTACCTGCACTTGCCGTACTACCTGCATTAGGCATAATAGTATAAATATGCCCATTAGCTTGAGTTGCAACTTCTACTGGATAAGTTCTATGAAGTCCTAATAAAGCCTGGTGTGAATAGGTATCGCTTTGAGTTATATAATCTCCAAAAACAATAGGAGAATATAAACCATCTTCAGATTTTGCCGTTGGGAACATTAAGTCTTTTAGTGGGTTTAGAGGAGAAATATCAAAACTAACAATCTGATTTGAAGAAGATACTGATTTTAGCCTTCCTTTAAATATCAAGAAAAGATTGCCTTCTGTAGCGTCGTTCTCCAGTTGAGAGTATATTCTGACTTCTCTATTAATATAGTTATTTGTTCCAAATAAAAGCTCTTGATCTAAGTCAACAGCACTAGGTAAAGAAACATTCCCAGAGGTACTAAAATTAAAATTTATACAAGAAAAAGAAACATTGGATAGAGAGGAGTTCGTATCTTTCAAATCTATACTTTCACGAACTGTTGGTACTTTCTGTAATACTCCATCGTAGTCTATAGAATTAACAGTAGTATCTTCTAAAGATAATGCAATAAAATTACCATCTTCATTGTATAGTCGTATTAAATAATTTTCTCTAACAGAGGTACTTAGATTGGAGCTATATCCTGATGGAAAAGAAAAAGACATTATGCTAGATTGTTACGAATTGTGTTTTCTATCTCTGGTAGTAAGTTATCTCTTACAAATTCTTGTGTTCCAATGACATTACCCATAATATTTACATTGATAGAGCTTCCTCCACCTGCATCGCCAAAGTCTGGACTTGATAATGGAGTAATATCTACTCTTTCACGCCCTCCACTATTATCTCCAACTTTGATAAATTGTTCTCCACCTGTAATAAATGAACCACCACGAGCAAATGCTGGAGCTTGTTGTCCTGCAATTAAACCTGCTTGTGCTGCACCTGCTGCTCCAGTAGCTACTCCCAATCCTTTCAATCCTGCTGCTGTTGCTGACATCGCTGCTGATTTGAATGGATTTGAAAAAAGTGTTTTTGCTGCTTCTGCTTTAAGGGCTGCACTCAAAGCCATAATTTCAGAAACTGCCCTTATTGTAGACATCGTTGTTTTAACTATTTCATTAGCTTTATTTATTTTGAATATAATAGCTTGTTGTTTCTTGAATTTCTTGAGAGTATCTTTTTCCATATCCTCTCTTTCTTCTGAACTCGCATTTCTGAAAGCGTCTGTATCTCTTAATGCTGAGAGTTCAGCATCTTTTCTTTGTTCTAGACTTTTCTGTGCAAGAGATAAAACTTTATTAAAATGCTTAGAAAATAACTCCTCCCTTGATTCAAGTCTTAGTTTTTCGCCTTCATCTAATAATGTTTGTTGCTCTTTGGTTAATGCTACAATCTTTGCAGTAGCGTCTAATTCGCCCTCTTTACTAGCAGTATTGCTTTTATGCAATGAATTTATATTTACTAAAACTCCATTATAATCTTTTGCTTTATCTAATGTTTCATTTGCCGTTTTAAGCTGAGCTTCTGTTTTCCCTGCATCTTCCTCTAAGAGTAATAAGTATGCAATCTTAGTTTTTAACTTATCCCTCTCTGTCGCATTAGTACCTTCCATTATTATAGAAGCAGTTCCCATATTCCTTTGAGCATCGTCATCTTTTTTAGCTATTTCAGCTTTTATAGCATCAACATCTACACCTAAGTCTAATAACCTTGATTCTTCTTCGGCTATAAGTTTCAACTGTATCAATTTATCTCTAGTTAAGCTATTTGCTTTTTCTGCTGCTTTTCCAATATCTAAGTTCCTGCCTTCATCTATTGCTGCAATAGCCATAGTATCTCTTTTTATCTCTAGCATTAGCATTTTATATTTTCCAGCGTTTCCACCCAAATCTTCAATTTGCCTTATAGTGGTTTCTAATTCTGTTTCTCCAATTTTTGTTACACTTTCTGACATACCACTAAAAAATTCAGTTAATCCAGTTAAAGCTCCTTTGAAGTTCATTAAATCTCCCATAGCTGCAGAGAATCTAGTAAAAGAGTCAGCTAAATTAGACATCATACCAACCATCGTATTAGATAAAGCATCGGTTGAACCTGCAATACCAGACGCAGGGTCTAATAATGTTTCCTCTAGTGCTTTTCTAAAGTTTGGTAAAGTTAATTTTGTTAAATCCTCTATTCCTTTGAAATCTCTAACAAGTTGGAGAATACCTCTTTCTCTAAGAATGTCTGCTGCACCTGCACCCCCTGCAAATGCTCTACCTAAAGCAGAAGCTGCTTCAGTAGCAGTAGTTCCCATAAACGCTGCCAAGTCAGCAGTCGGTTTAATCAGAGCTTCTGCATCTGCACCGAATGCTTTTAAGGCTGCACCACCCTCAACAACATCTTGCAATGTAAATGGAGTAGTTGCTGCAATTTTATTAAAAGTGTTAAATGCTTTAGTACCTCTTTCAACAGATCCGAACATAGCATTTAGTCGGACTTTTACTGCTTCAAACTGAGAAGAAGCACTTACAAAGCCTTTTATACCAGCTATAGCACTACCGAAAGCAAATGTAAATAGCAATATTTTATTTCTTAATGAACCAACAACTCGCTGTAATCCAGCAGTAGAAATACGCATACGATTTTGTGCTACAGTAGCTACTTTTAATTTTCCTTGCAAAGTAGCCAATCTTACATTTTGTTGCTTAATTCTATTGTTAAGAATCTGCATTTGCTTCTGTTGTTTTTTCATTACAACAACGTGCTTCTGCTCTCTCTGTGTTAGTATTTGTACGTGTTTTGCAGCTTTAGCAGCATCATTATTAAACTTCTTTTGAGTTTTTGCTACTTTATCTTGAGCTTTTGCTAGATTGTTTAGGTGTTTTATTAACTTCTGTGCTGTCTTGCCAGTAGTAAACTTTAATTGTATTTCGAAATTTTTAGCCATTTTGTACTTTATTATATTGTTCTGATTGTATGTAATTTAGCATTTTTTCTACAATGTTGCACTTATCAATCCATTTTTTTGGGTGTTTTCCAAAAGAGCCTTCAAACGGAGGTACTCCCATCTTCTTACAATAGGTATATCGTTGTATATCTTTTTGATATTCTCTGCTTATAAAGTGATTAGGACAAGCAAAAAAAGGTAGATGTGATTTAATTGTTTGATGTAAAGTGAATTGCTTTTTATTCGTAGCATTATGCTCGTTTAATTCTTCTTTTAATAAATCTATGACATACCAAACGTCGTCCATAGATGTAAAGGTGTGAATGCTGGTATTCTTTTTAAGAGGTAACTTAGCTTTGTAGGGAAAGGCAGAATATTGACAACCCTCACACCAATCATCTATTAAAATGTTCAGTTCAAGTGAGAGGGCTTCTATTCCCCCAGGCTATTGTATTCCTGAATAGCAAGTTGAAGTTCTACACGATCATTAATCGATAGAGTTTTAATATATTTATCATCTGCTTTTTCTACACCTTTTCTAATCCATAGTGTACTTAAACCAAATTGATTTTTAATTATTGATTGTCCATCTACTTCTTCGAATCGTACAGCGTCCATACATTCGTCAAAGTTGTCAACAGACATTTCTATAAGCGTAGCTTTCTTGCCACTCTTAAGCGTTATTTTTTTAGTCATTATTTATCCTTGTGTTTGATTAACTAGCATTTGCAGTTACTGTGAAGAATGGATCAGTTGCAGTCGAACTAGCTATAGCTCGTTGCGATACTGATAAAAACATTGCTTCTTCTTCTGAAAAACTTACATCTGTAATTATAGAATTGTCTATGTCTATATTGAAATCTCCACCTGTATTAGCTGTAGCCATCGTAAGTTGATTAGATACTGCTGACGCAGATGTTTGCTGTGCGAAAGATTCAACTAATTGATCTGTATTTGCATCATACTTAATAACAGCGTCTAAAGTTGCAGTTACTTCTGGCAAAGCTCTTTGGATTATTTGATAATTTCCATCATCGTCAAATCCCATAAACTGAGCATCGTTTTCAATCGTAAAACTAAATGATTTTAAGACTGGGTCTGAGATACCAGCTATTTGAACAGTAGCACCAGATTCGCCTACTGCATATTCTGACATAAAGTAATTGTCGTTGAAGTGTGCTGTAGTTCCAAATGTCGCAGCACTTGCTGGAGATAAGTCAGGTTTCATACCTGTTTTAAATGTTCCAGATACTTTTAATCGTCCAGATTCTTCTCCAATATCTCCACTTACTGTAAGAGAGGTTAATACACACCCTGCAAAAACCATTTGATACCCTGCTGAAGGGTTATCTAAAATAACAGTAACCGTGTGAGCAGTATCAGTTATACTAGCAGTTCCTACTGCCATACCAGCAGGTTCATAATTATTTAAAATAGCGTAAGAATCAGAAGAATCACCTGTAATATTTTCAATCAATTCTGGCATAGTTACATTGTCAGCAATTCCTGAAAAACTAATTTCTTTTACGGTCAAGCTATCGCTTACAAAAATGTCAACAGCTTTTAAGGTTCTTCCTAGTCCGTGTCTTATATCTAATACTTGTTGTGGATTCAATGAAGGCATTTCGATTGAATCAATATTGATTAATGTTGCACTTGATACTACTGCTGTTCCTATAGTTGTTTCTGGAACAAACGCTAATTGAAAATCTTTTGGAGAATACGATGTTGCACTAATAGCCATTTTACTTTACCTCTTTTTTAACTTTTGGTTTTATTTCTTTTACTTCTTCTACATAGTCTTTTACTAATTCTGGCAATTTTTTTAGTTCTACTTCGTTCCTAGCATTTAATTCATACCAGTCTGAAGGATCCAATCCCAAGAAACTCGGTTGTCTTGGCATCGTCTTTTCTTTTAGTTTATATATTTTAGCCATAATTAATTCCTTACAATATAAAAAGAACCACTCGAAGTTACAAAGAAATTATCATTAGATGTAACAAATCTTACAAATCTTTCGTGTACCTCCTCATATAGGACTGGAACAGTTATTTTAGACACCATAGCATTAGGTATTTCTGTGTCTATATTATGCTCTATTATAGGCATTCCTGCGTAAAAATAAGGGATAGCTCCACCATTGGAGTTTTGATGCAATATTGTTTCTATCCTAGTAACATCTTTATACATTTCATCTAATGCTTTTTCATTACTTCTGTAAGTATTGACAATATAGTGCATTTCTATCTCGTATAAGTTTATGTAAGACTTTGTTCTCTTATCTTGTAATGTTTGAGAGTTCGGATATATACGCAATGATTTATTTTCCACTTCCTTATCTTTGCTATCAAAGTATATTGGTAATGCTCCTTTAAACTCTGTGCGTAGTTTATCTCTCAAAGGAATCATAATCTTATCGTAAGTTATGTTATTGTAGGAGATAGCCATTATCTTACATTCCTTACCGTTAAGCCAAATGTAGCTTTTCTATATCCAGCAAATTCTACATCATCTTCATAATCTATACTATCGATAGTAATACTGAACAATGGATCAATGTCTAGTAATGAGTAAAATGTTTCTTCTATCCTAGAAACCTGATTAAAAAACTTCTTAATAGATACATCATTTCTTTTTAAGTCTGACATAAAAAATTCAAAAGAAAGATTGTATGAGTTTGCAACAAGAGAATACATTGTATTTTGAGGGTCTGAATTATTTCCTTTTAGGATAGCAAACTGATTACCTCTTTGTTGAAAATCTCTTGAACGAAATACGGGCAATGATGAAAAGAACTCGCTTTTCATTCCTGATTGGATAGTTTCCTCTACGTTTACCTTCCACGCATTGGTAGATGCAGTAGCCATTGTTAAGCCTTATAGAATTGTCTGAAGTCTTTTCTTGTCATCTTGACAGAACGAATAGCTGGATTATCGGTTTCTTCATATAATCCCATTACTTCAACTTCCCATTCATCGTTGAGTGTTCCAGTTGAACTGTCGGCAGAACCTTGAAATCTTATTTGTAATCCACCTGCTAATTCTTGATAATCTCCGTTAATAACTTCTGTTTGGACTACTAGATTGTTTTTTAATCCATCTTCGTCTTTAGCGTAGACAGAGTATTTAGCAGTACCGATAGCACCAGCAGTTGTTACGATAACTTTTAATCTGTCGTAACTTCCACGATAATTCCCTCTAGTGTCAACAATATTAAGACTTCCAGCTACAGCTATCTTTCTTACAATCCCTTTAGAAGCATCGCCAGTATTCTGAAATGATAATTTAGCTCGTCCACTATTTAAATCTTCGATGTGCATTTGAGCTTCATCAAATAATGCTTCTGCTATTTCACTTGTTGGGTCTTTCCCCTTCACTAAGAAATATGCAGCAACTAATCCTGTTAGTCGTCTAATAAGATAGTCGTATGTGCCATCTTTTAATAAAAATTGTTCTCGTGGTAATGTAGCGTCTAGTTTTGAATCAACATAGTTACTAGCATCTTTCATTACTCTAGTTTTTAGTGTTGCAAAATCTTCTCCTGCTTCCATTAATAAATCATCTGGAGAACTTGCATCATTATAATAATATACTGCATCGGCAGCAGAATCATAGAACCATTCATCGTTTGCATCTACATCAGTTTTAGCTGATTGAACTGATCCTAAATCTTTCCCATCAACAAAAAGTTGTGTTACTAATCCAGAATCGTGTGAAACATATCTACTTCCCGAATCTATTACCCAACCATAAACAGGTTTCTTAGTATCGAACTCGTCTAAGTTTGGAAATACATCTTTTAAATCTCGTGATGATATGTATGTAGGCATTTATGCTCCTTTAGCTCTTATGTACCACCCATACCAAAATTTTTCTTGGGTAGGGTTGTCTGAAATTAGCAAAGAATAGAATAAAATTCTATAACTAATAAATCTATCTGACTCCAATCTAGTAGCAGCAGAGATAGTAGCAGCACCAATAAGCCCATCTTCTTTAATAGCAAAGCTATTCTTATCATTACAAGCCTTCTGTAGTATCTTAACAGCTCTTGATTGCCCTGTGTTGACTACGCAGTCAAAATAAGGGTATTGTAGCTCTAGTGGCAGTTTATACGCCTTAGATGGAATCCAGTAATCTTTGTAGTATATATCTCTGGCTTCTTCTTTAGTGAGGTTTTCGATGTCTAGGTGGGGATAAAATCTTTTAGTAATACCATATTTAGTTTCCCCACCCTTGTCATCTTTGTCATTGACATATCCTCCTTCGTGCTGAAGGACAATTTCTATAATCTTTTCAAACGACATTACGCCGACTTCTTGATCTTCTCGAACGAACGCATTCCCCCAAGACCGAGCATTCCAAAAAGGACTGTCGTGAGTGTACTCATATCGAATATTGGGAGTTCCATAGGATTCCCAGTAGATGAGAGTACAAACATTAAGAAGGGTTGCAATACGAAGTGATAACATAAAGCGACTCCACAAGTCCAACCCACGAACGGACGCCAACCACTTTTGAATAGACTGGAAGAACCAGATTCTATTTTGTTGACTTCTATTTGTGCTTTGTTTATCTCTTGGATTAATTGTGCTTTTTCCTCTTTGTCAAGTGTGAATTTATCTACGTGTCCTGCGACCTTATCGATAATTCTTCCTACTACATCAAGTCTAGGCATCTTCTTTTACTTCTTCGAATGAATCATTTAGTTCTTTAGAGAAAGCATTTTTAGCAGCTTGAAGTTGTTGTGCTTCAAAATTCAAGCGTCCCATCTTCATATCTAAATCTCTTAAATGATTTACTAATATTTTTTGACTATCCTCTAAGTCGGAAAACGATACTTCTTTTCCGTCCTCTAGGACTATTTTCATTTCTTCTTGTTTCATTTCTTCTTGTTTTACTTCTTTCGGCATTTTATCTCCTTAGTATATTAACCAATTAAATCCAGTCTTTGCTTCGTATGATTGTATATCATACATATTCAAATATCTGGCTTCAAGAAATATACCAAATTTATTAGTTAGTTTCCAACCATAAACTAATCCCATATCATAATCCATTCCATTCTTTGCTACATCATAGTTAAATGAATAGTCTGAATACCCTTTAGTTACTGGATAAGCAGTTGCCCAAAAGTGAAACCAATTCTTAGGATTGTATTTATAATAGTCTGCACCTACCGATAAACTTAGTTCGTTTTGATAGCCAAGTTCTTTAGTGAATTGTTCATTATAATCTTGCACTAAATCAGAATATACTACTCTATAAAATTCCTCATCAGTTATTGCTACTACATTGCCATTTGCATCAGTCCAACACCAATCCCAGTATTCATAACCAAATTGAGTAAAATGTTGTTTCCACTCATCTTTATAAGGACCATCTGCATATCCTGCTTCGTCCCAAGCTAGTAACCAAAATGGCAGAGTTCCATTAGGATCAATCCCTTGTTCTGCCCAATATAAATCTATTGGTAAAAAGTCTAAGTATGCTGGGTGGCTTCTTCCTGCCACTCCAAGAGATAGTGCTAAGTTACCTAAGTTCTTTTTGTATCTTATATCTAACCCCCCAAACTCTAAGTCCTCTAATCCTCTATAATCATAGTTCGCTTTAATAAGAAAGTTATTACCTAAGTATCGTATCATATATTCTTGGTCTATAAATTCTTCTTGAAACTCTTTGTGGTCAGAATATTCAATTACATATTCCCACCCAGTAATGTTACCGATAGCGACACTTTCACTAATCGGTGCTTCTTCGCCTGTGTACCACACTTCTGGTTTGTTCTCATAGCCAAATCGTGCTAATTTTCTAATACCAAAGGTCATAACACTATGGTCATCTCGTTCATCTAATACCTCTTGTAATTGTCCACCTGATATTTTGAATTGTTGTTCTTTGGTTACTGGACTGCTAAAACTATATGCACCGTAGATAGTGCTAAACTTAAAAAAGTCTTGTGAATAAAGACTTCCTAATAATAATAAACTACATAATAAGTTTCTCATTGAAACCTCCTTAACATTATATCATCAATTTCATTATTGATTTTTTTTAAAATAGTATCTTTGTCTAACTGAAAAGATAACCCTGCTTCAAATCTGCGAATTTCTTTTCCATATTCAAACATAATAATCGTTGGTACTGATTTTACTTTCCATTCACTTGCAATGGTAGCACCATATTCTTCGTTGTCTATACTTGCATTAAATACAGCACAATTCTTTAATTTACTTAAATCGATATTAGCAGAAATATTCCAGTCTGCATTTACTTGGACAATAACACATTCACTCTGACTGAGCAATTGTACTTGTTGTAAAGATTTTAGCTTATCCTGCGATTGTAATAATGATGGCAATAAAGCCAGTCCAAATAATAGCAAAAGTCGCATATAATATTTTATCATCTATGTCCATCACTTACTGTTTAATATATAGCTTTCAATGCTCTTTATATCATCTTTCATTTCTGCTACATCTTTCTGTGTATCTAATACTGCATCACGAATCATCTGGTCCTTTAAGTCATATTCAGTTCTACTTACTGTAGGAGGTGGTAATTTCTTTGCTTCTTCGATATCAGCTTGTAGCGTAAACCACATACCAATAATCATTCCAAGAGTTACCACTCCACTTATGATTGTTTCCAAACTTAATGTTAGTTTAGTCTGTTTATTTACTTCCATCAGACTATCCCTTTATTTTTTTGTATTCAACAATATCTGCTTTAAGTTCAGTTACTCTTGCTTCTGCGTTTACTAATTGTGCTTCTGCTTGTGTAATCATCTCATCAACTGGTCTTTGTTCTGTCCAATCTACTACTGTTACATCTTTACCTGCTGCATCTTTCATCACTTTAGTATGTTTGATTTCAACTTGCTTAACTGATACTCCAGCTTCTACTGCTTTTTCTGCTATTACTTTAGCCATTTTACTCTCCTATTTTGAGTTTGAGTTCATCTATTTCACACTTCATTTCTTGAATTGCTTTTACTAAATACATATTTAAGTCGTGAGGTGTAAATTGTTTTAAGTCATCGTAGATAACTTTACCATCTACAACTAATTCTTTTTCAGATGTTACTGCATCTGGAAAAACTTCTTCATACTCTTGAGCAATAAAAGAGTTATATCTTTGTGAGCCAGAAAGTTCTGGGTTTGCTTTTAAATAATCTTCTGTATAATTAAAGGAAACTGGTCTTAGTTTAAGTATTTTATCTAAACCATTTTCTATATTCTCTACATTAGTTTTAATTCTTTTATCAGAAGTGTTAGTCCAAGCTGTTCCTGTGCTTAGTCCTGCTGTTCCAACTACATCTAAAATGTGTGCAGGTGATGTAGTTCCTATACCGACTGAGCCATCTGTATGAACTCTCATTTTTTCACTACCACCAACTCCTAAAGCAATAAAGCTACTTGCTCCTGCATCAATACCAACATTATGTGTGTGGTCATATGCAGTTCCATTAGCACCTACACTTAATGTAGACCCACCTGAATAAGTGCTACCATATGCTACAAGCAGTAATCCATTATCACTATCGTTATGATGGTATCCTAATAAAGCACCACCTGATGCAGTATCTTTAAATCTATAATCTCCTGCTACATCTAACTTATAACCAGGTGATGTAGTTCCTATTCCGAGAAAACCATTATCAGCAATTCGCATTCTTTCAGCATTGCCCTCATACCATACATGAGCATTCGTAGTTGAAGCAGCACCATAAAGTATAGCACCACCAGCCCAAGCATTACTTGAAGGTCCAACATAACAATTATTATTTGAGTGGATTCCAAGTAGGTTTATATCATCTCCATCAGCATCTTCGCCTATAAAGAATTGATTGTTAGAAATCATTACATTTCCAGCTACATGAAGTTTCTGTGCTGGTGATACAGTTCCTATACCGACATTACCACTTGAATCTATTCTCATTTTTTCAGAAGAATCTACTTCAAATTTTATTGCTGAACCTGATTGAGCATTTCCTGTATCAGTACCAATAGTCATTACTCCATTTGCTATTTCTACTTCTGCTGTTGTTGATGGAGAGCTGGAATCTGTGATTAATAATTTAGTTGTTCCACTTTTTTGTATTTCCAATGTACTTCCAGGTGATGTAGTTCCTATACCGACTGAGCCACCATTAGGTTGTAATAATAAATTGTAGGTAGTTGCAGTTCCATCAAATCTTTGTTGTTGTATGTAGCCATTACCAGTATTCAAAGTACCAATCATAGTTCCATAATT